TTTGAGGAAGGCACGGGGCTAGCCAAGAAGCAGCAATACTTCGTGCATTACAAGTTTATGCCAGGTCTGGGCTTTTATGGCTTTGGTCTGATCCACATGATTGGTGGCCTTGGTCGTGCGGCAACGAGTATCCTTCGACAGTTGATCGATGCAGGTACACTTGCCAATCTCCCAGCAGGATTCAAGGCCAGAGGGGTGCGGGTTCGCAATGATGACGAGCCTTTGCAGCCTGGGGAGTGGCGGGACATCGATGCACCTGGCGGGAATATACGGGATTCGATTATCCCACTGCCATACAAAGAACCATCTGGTACGCTGGCACAGCTACTGGGCGCGCTCATAGAGGGCGGTAGACGCTTTGTTTCGCTTGCCGACCAGCAGACTGCCGACGCAAACGGTCAGGCTCCTGTAGGGACGACTGTGGCTCTCCTAGAGCGTGGTATGAAAGTCATGTCCGCTATCCACAAGCGGCTGCACTACTCACAGAAACAGGAGTTCCGTGTACTAGCGCGGATCTTCAGAGATAACTTACCACCCGAATACCCTTACGATGTTGAGGGTGGTAACCGTATGATCAAAGCAGAGGACTTCGATGATCGCGTCGATGTCATCCCTGTTAGCGATCCAAACATATTCTCGATGGCACAACGGGTCACGCTGGCACAAACTCAGTTGCAGCTTGCGCAAAGTAATCCCCAAATGCACAATCTACACGCGGCATATCGTCGGATGTACCAAGCACTTGAGGTACAGAACATTGACGAAATCCTTCCCCCTCCTCCACAGCCGCAGCCACTTGACCCAGCCATCGAGAATGCCCGTGCATTGATGGGCGAGATATTGAATACGTTCCCTGAACAGGACCACGATATACACATCCGTATACACATGGCGTTCATGAAGACCCCGCTGGTGATGACATCGCCACAGGTTATGGGTACGTTCTACTCACACATTATGGAACACGTATCGCAGAAAGCGCGTAAGATGGTTATGGCGGAGATCGAGCAGATCATCGCACAGGCACAGTTGGCAGCGCAGGGTGGAGCAATCGACCCGATGGCAGCGCAGCGTCAGATCATGGAAGTGCAGCAGAACATGCAGGATCCGGCTCAGATGGAGCAGTTGATCTCGATGCAGATGGAAAAACTGATGGCGGAGATATTGCCTGGACTGTTGCCAACAGGCAACGATCCGATGAGCGATCCTCTGGTACAAATCCGTATGCAGGAGCTTGCACTGAAACAGCAAGACTTGCAGCGTAAGACTGAGGACGATCAGGGTCAGATGCTGCTAGAGTTGCAGAAGATGCAGCAACGTGCGGCGACGGATGCGGCTCGGATTGAGAGCCAAGAAGACATTGCGGAAAACCGCAACGAAGTTAACCGAGAACGCATTGATGTACAGCGTCAGGCCATGGAGCGTAGGAATGCCTCTTAAATCTGGAAGCTCACAGAAGGTTATCAGCGACAACATCCGTACTGAGATGGATGCAGGCAAGCCACGCAAGCAGGCGGTGGCTATTGCGTTAAGTAAAGCGGGTAAAAGTAAATATGCTAACGGCGGGTTTGTTAATCGCCGTTTTAGTCCTATTGCCCGTCCTCAGAGATTCTCTGGAGAATTTTAAATGAGGGCGTCCCATGGCTATTCTGGAAACCATTGCGGCAGCTAACGCAGCCTATTCTGTAATTCGTACATGCATCCAGAACGGGCGTGAGACGGCAGATCTTATGTCGAATGTGGGAAAGTTCCTTACAGCGGAGGAAGATCTCAAGGACGCAGTACAGAAAAAGAAGAACAGTCCTATCACTGCCATAACGGGTGGTGCTGAAGGGGACTGGGAAGAGTTTCAGCAACTCGAAAAGATTAAAGAACAACGCAAAGAGCTAGAGTCATATATCCGTTTGTATGGGAGACCAGGCCAATGGGATAGGTGGATACAGTGGCAAGCCGAGGCTCGAAAGGCTCGACAAGAAGCCAAGAAGGCTGCAATGAAGAAGCGTGAGGAACAGATTGAGCTTATACAAACTGTTACTGTTATTGCTCTTGCTGCAACAGGCGTTATTTTGGGTGTATATTATCTAGGTGTTTATTTGGATCGCTGGTGATGTGGGTTCTTGTCTGGATACATATTTTAAATGGCAACCTAGAGCATTACCAACTAGGAACATTCTCTACCAAAGACGCGTGTTATGCCGAGAAAAACAAAGCAAAAGTCCTCAGAAAAAACCAAAACAGCGGACTCTTTTGCCTCGACGTTAAGGTACAATAAGTTGGGGCAATACGTGGTATATGACAAATCAGGAAAAGTGGTTATAATAACGCATCATAAGCGCATAGCTGAAAGGTATGCTGATGAGTAAAGAAGAGTATGATTTTAACGGGAACGGCAAGATCGACCCTGATGAGCGGGAGATCATGCTGGAAGACCGTCGTCGTCGTATGGAAGATGCGGACGCCAAGAGAGATGCGCAAAGGGGTATGACATGGTTTGCCTTGTCAGGCATGGTTTTATACCCTCTCGTTATTCTGGCGGCTTCTTTAATGGGTATGGAGAAAGCTGCATCGTTGATCGCTGATATTGCGGCAGTGTATGTTGTGTCAGTGTCTGGTGTAACAGCGGCGTACTTTGGATTTAACGCGATGGAGGCTAAGAATGCTACAAGCTCTAATCGGACCACTGGGTAATCTTGCTTCATCTTGGCTACAAGGCAAAGCCGATGCTGCTTCTGCTGCGGCTAATCTAAAGTTAGTAGAGGCGGAAGCGAAAGCGACCATAATGAAAAGTGCCGCTACGAGCGAAGCTGACTGGGAACGCATAATGGCGCAAGGTTCGCAAAACTCGTGGAAGGACGAATGGCTAACAATTTTATTTTCGGTGCCTCTTATCCTTTGTTTTTTGCCGTTCCAATGGGCAGAAGATGCAGTGCAAAGCGGCTTTGCAGCGTTGGAAACAATGCCTGATTGGTATCAATATACGCTAGGTGTAATCGTAGCAGCTTCATTTGGTGTGCGGTCTGCTACTAAGTTTTTTGGTAAGAAGTGATGGAAAACCTGAAAGTACCTATAGCTCTTGTGGCGGCAATGGCTTTGCAGCTTGCTGGTGGTGTCTGGTGGGTATCACAACAAGCTGCGACTATTGCAAACCTAGAAGAAACGGTCAGCCAACTTGGTTCAAAGATGGCTATCGAAGATAACGTTAATCTCAAGCGTGATGTTCAAGATAACGCCATGGAGATAGACTATTTGTGGGACGAAGCAGATGAACTCTGGGAAGAACATGAAGGTTTGGCCCGTACAATTAGTGCAATTACTGCGCTACAGCAGCGTGTAGCGTTGCTTGAAAACGAACTTAAATACATCAACCGTGACCACGAGGGCATGCTTGATATGAAAGGGAACATGAAATAATGGCTTACAAACTAGGAAAACGTAGCTTGGCAAAGTTAGAGGGCGTGGATGAGCGCATGGTTGCTGTTGTCAAATACGCTATCGGTGTGACGAAGCAGGACTTCTCGGTGATCTGTGGACTCAGAACTATTGAAGAGCAACGTGCATTGGTTGCTAAAGGTGCAAGCCAAACCATGAAGTCAAAGCACTTAGACGCCCTCGCCGTAGACCTTATGGCATATGTGGATGGGGGCCGTTGGGAATTGAATTTGTACGATGAGATTGCAGATGCGATGGCAGAAGGTGCCCGTGCGTGTGACGTTCCGATCCGTTGGGGTGCAGCATGGACTGTGCCAAATATTGCACAGTGGGATGGCGACATGGAATCTGCTATGAATGATTACATCGACACTCGTCGTTCACAAAACAGGCGTCCGTTTATCGACGCTCCACACTTTGAACTTATGATATAGGAGGTCATCATGGGACCAAATGAAGGCCGTGGTGGCCCAGCAAAAGTAAAGAACAAGCGTCGTGAAGAAATGAATGAGGGCATCGAGGCTGCGGTCTCTGAGGCGAGGACACCGCCTGATACGCGTTCATTCCGTGAGAAGATGGAAGACAAGGCTATAAACTTTGGTCGCAAGTACCAAGACAAGATGTCTGAGTTCCGTCTGACAGGTGACGTTCAGAAATACGGAGGGGGCGGCGACGTTCGTTACAATCCTAATCGTGGGAAGACATACTAATGACTGGAATTATGATCACCATCATCCCTGACGGAATGCCAGTGGATAGTATGGAAGAGACAGAAGAGGGCTACACATGCCCTCTACCTACTCAAGACGAAGAGCTAAACGCAGAGAACCGCGAGATGGCGGTGGAGGAACACAACTACCGTGAGCCAAACACGGGTGTGTCTTTCCGCTCAGATCAAGTGTGCGGAAGCTGTGCGATGTTCAATCAAACAGACGACATGCTAGAGTGTCTTGGGGACGAGTCAGGGAACACAGGGTATTGCCAGAGCCTGAAGTTTGCTTGTATGAAGGAAAACACATGTGATGAGTGGGCAGAAGGTGGCCCGATTACATCTGATCTACAAGAGGAATATAAGGACAACCTATAATGGATGTTGTCGATTTGGCAAAATACCTGTATAAGAAAATGGAGGAGCGGGAGAAAGATATTTCAGCCGCCCTCGCTCACGGTTCAGTGAAGGATTGGGAGCAGTACAAAATGTCTGTGGGAGAGATACGGGGTCTCTCTTTCGCGCGTGAAGAAATCAAGGCCCTGCTGGAGAAAAACGTAGACGATGTCGAAGACTTTATATCTTCCTGAACACGTTGCGCAGAAAATGAACAAAGAACGAGAAGAGTCAAACGCAGACTCCTCCGCTTTGGATAGCGCATATGTTGACGCTAATGAACGGGTGCTAGACCCGTCCCTCTTAGACAAACCGCTACTTGACCGTCTCCCGCAACCTACTGGTTGGCGGGTTTTAGTTATGCCGTATGAAGGGCAAACTAAGACATCGAGTGGCCTGTACATTCCCGACGAGGTTCGGGAGCGTGAGCGTGTGGCTACGGTTGTAGCATACGTGATGAAGCTAGGGCCGTTGGCTTATAAGGATCCAGACAAGTTTGGTCCGAATCCAGAGCCATGGTGTAAAGAAGGCCAGTGGGTATGCATTGGTCGTTATTCTGGTTCCCGTTTCAAGATTGATGGTGGCGAGGTTCGTGTTATTAACGACGACGAAGTTATTGCAACTATTCTTGAGCCGGATGACATCAAACATGTTTAGAGGGTAGGTTATGGCAGACGAAGAAAACAACGTCGAAGAACAAGAGATTGCGATTGAGACTGAAGAACAGGAACAGCCGCAAGAAGAAAAGGCGGCGGTTGCCTCTGGTGATGACGAACTAGATTCGTATAGCAAGGGTGTACAGAGCCGGATTAAAAAGCTCACGGAAAAGTATCGTCAGGAAGAGCGTGACAAGGCGGAAGCTCTCCGCGTATCGCAACAGCTATTGGCAGAAAACCAGAAGCTAAAGACTCGTATGCAGGCTTTGGATACGGGATATCTTTCTGAGTACGGTACACGTTTGCAGTCACAAACAGAGGCCGCAAAGCGCGTATATAAAGAGGCATATGAGGCTGGTGATACAGATCGTATGTTAGAGGCGCAGCAGGCTTTGTCTAACATTGCAGTAGAGACGCAACGTTACAACACTGCAAAAGCTCGTGCAGAGCAGCAGGCCAAGGTGCAGGTTCAACGTCAAGAGCAACCTGTGCAACAGCAGCCTGTACAGCAACAACAACCCGTCCAACAACAGCAACAAGTGGATCCTCGCGCACAAGAATGGGCGAGTAAAAACGATTGGTTTGGTCAGGACAAGGTTATGACAGCCGCAGCGTTTGCGCTACACAGTCAACTTACGGAAGAAGAGGGGTTTGACCCGCAGTCCGATGAGTATTATACTGAGGTGGACAAACGCATTCGTTCGGAATTTCCACATAAGTTCCAAACGGCGAAGAAATCGGGTGGAGGAAGTCAGGTCGCTTCTGCTGGTAACTCCGCATCCCGCAGTAATAAACAGGGGCGCAGGTCGGTCAAGCTGACGCATTCACAAGTAGCGATTGCTAAGAAGCTGGGCGTACCTCTTGAAGAATACGCCAAGTACGTGAAGGAGTAAGAGATGGCTGACAGAAAACCGCGCGAAAGCGCAACACGCGAAACTGAAACGCGCAGAAAACCATGGGCACCGCCCAGTCACCTTGCTGCACCACCCCCACCTGATGGGTATGTGCATCGCTGGATTCGAGTCGCAATGCGCGGCGAAGAAGACAAAATGAACGTAAACGCAAAGCTCCGTGAAGGATGGGAACCTGTTCGTAAGGACGAGTATCCAAACTACGAAGCACCCACTATCGACGATGGTCGTTGGGAAGGCGTTATCGGACAAGGTGGTCTGATGTTGTGCCGTATCCCTGAAGAAACAGCGCATGAAAGAAACGAGTATTACGGGGGCCGTACCCGCGAACAAATGGTAGCTGTGGATCAGGACTTGATGAAGGAACAACATCCTTCAATGCCGATTAATTCAAGTCGGCAAAGTCGTGTAACTTTCGGAGGCCGCGAACGCGACTCCGAGTAATTTAGAGGATTGCTACTATGGCAAATACTAATGGTGCATTCGGACTACGTCCGGTGGGCGTCCAGGGTTCTGGCGCAAACACCACTGGTACGACAGAGTATCGTATTGCCTCTGGTAACACTAACGCGATCTATCAAGGCTCTCCTGTTATTCCGCTGTCAACTGGTTTCATTGACATTGTTGGCGCGGCAGCAGGTGGTACTGTAGGTCTACTTGGTGTTTTCTGGGGTTGTGAATACGTTTCGTCTACTACTGGTGAAAAAGTTTTCTCAAACTACTGGCCTGGTTCAGGCGCGGACTCTAACCATCCGGTTAAAGCCTTCGTCTATGACAACCCAAGCCAAACATACGTCATCACTTCAAGTGCTTCACTAACAAGCGAAGCAACTGCTCGTGGTCACGTATTCGCGAACGCGAACTTTGCAGCAGGTACTTCTGGTTCAACGACCACAGGTATTTCATCTGCTACATTGGGTGTTAGCACAATCGCCACCACCGCAGCATTGCACTTGCGTGTCATCGGGATTCAAGACGATCCTGAGAACCAAGACTATACAGCGGCTGGTATTCCACTAATCGTACGTTTGAACAACTGCTTCGGTGCGCCTAACGGTGCTATTGTTGCAGGTACTGTTGCAAACACAGGCGTATAAGGAGACTAACTTATGGCTATCTCTCGCGCACAACTAGCGAAAGAGTTGGAACCAGGTCTTAACGCCTTGTTTGGTATGGAGTACTCTCGGTACGAAAACCAACATGCGGAGATCTTCACAACAGAATCTTCTGATCGTGCATTCGAAGAAGAGGTTATGTTGAGCGGTTTCGGCGCGGCACCGACCAAATCGGAAGGTTCCTCAATTAACTTTGACGACGCTAACGAAGCATACACTGCTCGTTACAACCACGAGACAATCGCGTTGGCATTCTCGATCACAGAAGAGGCTATCGAAGATAACCTTTATGATCGTTTAGGCTCACGTTATACTCGTGCGTTGGCTCGTTCAATGGCACACACAAAGCAAGTTAAGGCAGCAGCTATCCTTAACAACGCATTTACTGCTGGCGCATCTGCTGGTGGTGACGGCAAAGCATTGTGTGCAACTGACCACCCACTTACATCAGGTGGTACATTTGCCAACGAACCATCAACTCCAGCGGACTTGAACGAAACATCTCTTGAAGATGCTTTGATCAACATCGCAGGTTTCGTTGATGAGCGTGGTCTAAAAGTCGCTCTACGTGGCACAAAGTTGGTAATCCCTCGTCAGTTGCAATTCGTTGCAGAACGTCTGATGGTTTCTAACTTGCGCGTTGGCACAGCGGACAACGATGTAAACGCAATCCGTTCAATGGGAATGTTGCCTGAAGGCTATGCCGTCAACGACTTCCTAACGGACCCAGATGCGTTCTTCATCAAGACAGACGCACCTCGTGGATTCGTCCACTTCGAGCGTACTCCGATGTCAACAAACATGGAAGCTGACTTCGACACAGGTAACATGCGTTTCAAAGCGCGTGAGCGTTACAGCTTCGGGTTCTCAGACCCACGCTGTGTGTTCGGTTCACCTGGCGCATAATTTATGCTACAATGAGGTTGTCCTTTTCATTTTGGACACCTCCCTGTTGGACTGGGGCTACTTCGGTAGCCCCTTTCTTTTTGCCTGAAACTTCTGTATGGTTGGTATATCCCTGACAGTCTCATCGGGACTGACATTTGCCAAGACAGGAGAATGACATGGCTAACACAACATTTAACGGTCCAGTTCGCTCGGAGAACGGATTCAAAGACGTAACAAAGAACGCGACAACTGGTGCGATTACAGAGAACATCTCAATCACACACGATGGAACAAACAGCGTTGTGATCATCAAAGACCTACCAACTTCTGATCCATCTGTTGCAGGACAGGTCTGGAGTAACTCAGGTGTTTTGACTGTCTCCGCAGGATAAGGAGATAGATCATGGCTGGTCCAGTCAATGCATATAATTGGGTTCAAGGAACAACGGCTGCGGTCGTAGGTCCCTCTCGTTCTCGTTTACGCCAGGTTGTAATTTACGGTGCCGCCGCAGGTTCGTTCACGTTGAAAAACGGAGATACGAATGGCGACGTTTTGCTTACGCAGAAGTTTCCAGCGGGTCACCACGTAATGAACATTCCAGATGACGGCATCATCGCAAGCAGCGGTGTGTACGTCGATGCGTTTACAGGTGCGAGTAACGAACTCACGATCATCCTTTCGTAGGAGGGTCGCATGGCATACGATATCCGCTCGATATCACAGGTCGGAACATCTGAGCCATTTGAGCTTCAGGTGGCCCGTGGTCAAATCCCGGGCCACTACGGTCTTTTTAAGTTCGGCAACAACACCACTGTTGGAGACAGTTTGGAAACCATATGGGCAGAAGGTGGCCTTTATAGTTACTTGACTGCGGCAACTGTTCTAAAAGTTTCTAGCTCGTCTACAGACGACACTTCTGCGGGAACAGGGGCAAGGACAGTTCAACTGTACGGACTTGATGGTGACTACAATGAAATAAACGAACTTGTTACCTTAAACGGGCAAACTGCTGTAAACACTACGCAATCATTTTTACGCATAAATCGTATGGTTGTGCGTTCTGCGGGATCGGGTGAAGCAAATGCAGGTGTTATTTATGCGGGAACAGGTACGGTAACGACAGGTGTACCTGCAAATGTTTATGCTTCCGTAAACGGAGTAACAGGAGCAAATCAGAGCTTGATGGCTCTTTGGACTGTCCCTGCGGGATACACGGCGTACATGCTGCAATATGATGTATCTAACGGAACCACTTCCAACACCCCTGCGGTCTGCAAATTAATCTTGGCGGTGAGGCCGTATGGCGAAGTGTTTCAGTCAAAAGATATTAAGTCTTTGACAACAGGAATGCACGTCGAAGAAACTTTTGCAATTCCACAGGAATTTACAGAAAAGTCGGACATTGAGGTGAGAGCAATATCGTCCTCCAACTCTGTAAGTTTTGATATTTCTGCGGCATTTGAGATTGTTTACATTAAAAATGAAGGACCGTTGTAATGCCTAAGATCGACAAGTCCAAGATGAAATGTAACAAACCCAAGCGTCAGAAGTCTGGCGGCAAGAAGTTTGTTGTAAAGGCATGTGACAAGGGCAAAGAAAAGATCGTCAGATT